GGTTAATCTTACGAAAATGCTTGAACATCTGAAAGAAGAAATTGAAGTGCTTGTCAGTCCAGCAATAATTAATCATCGCGGAACTCAGAGCCATAGGCAAATCAGCCGCCTTGACTCTCTTCAACTTCTCGAGGTGCTTCGTGGTACGGACGGGTTCAAATCCAATGATTCCGCTACAATCCTTGAAAATGTTGCTAAAGAACTCGGATCCCAAAAAGTTTTTATGCTCCTTGAACTCGATTTCAAATCCCAACGCAGCAGCCTGCTTCTTGTACTCTGCCAAATCCACCTTCTTGGTGAATGACTGCAACGTGTCATCTCCCCCAGCGACCATTACGTTGGCGAGAATTTCAGCGTCCGTCAATCCCATTCGAATTAGGACCAAAATATCAAAAGCTACTTGCGATACGGAATTTCCAAAAATGGTTAGCAACCATCCGCTCTTCATTATGCCAGCTACAGTAACTTCGTAAACCTCGCCATTAGTGAACACGAACTGTGCTCCTTCAGCGACCTCACGAACCGCACCTCGTACATCAATGATGTATTGAGCGAATTCCTCATCGTCCATGTCCGCTGGCTGCACTGCCAGCCGGACTACCAATTCCTCCAGAATCACAAAGAAATAATCGAACATATTATAGTCCCAATTACTCTTATCACACTCTACCACCTTCCTTCCCTTGAACAGGGCGGATAAGTGCTCACAGTGACCTGGGTTCCCGGGTGAGAAAGCATACTTGACTGGGCTGTCTTTCCAATTAGCCACTGCTACTTCAAGCATCTCCCTAAACAGGGCTTGATTTTTGATCATCTTTTCGAGAGTAAACCCGGTAACACAGCGAGGCATGCCTCGATTCAGTTTCTTGCGCTTCGCCGCTTCTGCTTTCAGGAATAACTTCAGTCTCAGTGCAGCATTCCACTCCCTTTCAACGAGTTCCACTACGCCTGTTTTACCAAGCTTTCGTAGAACGTCTCCGTTCGTGGCCATGCCCATCCTTTGATGTGTAGTCCCTGCGCTCTTACGCTCATTAACCAAATTTGAATCAATGATTCTCATTATGTTCTCGGGGGATCTGTAACCCTTCTTAGGCTCAAACTTGTTTGCCTCCATCATGCACTCGAGTAAGTTCACGGTCCGCTCAATTTCAACTGGCGTTGGGGGAGCCACACACTTCTTTGTGTTCTCCTCAAACAACTCCAAGTGTTTGATGCCGCTGACCTTTTCGGTTTGCATATTGATGTCGGGGTAGGTTTGCTCTCCGGCTACATATCCCAGTTTTGCTATCTCCTCTTGCCTCTCGGCGAAATACTCAACTACTTCCTGGTTCTCTGCGGGAGTTTTTCCACAGTGAACAGGTGCCACGTCCTCGCAGCGCTTGATAATCGTTTGCACGACCGGTGGCGCTGCAGCTGGCTTTTTGGGCTCCTCTGGGGAGCAAACCTTTTCATTGAGTATGCGTGTTGGTCCGACAGCGTTCTCCTTACGGCGTCTCATAATTCTGTAATCATCATCGTCGTCATCTGAGTAATCAGCCCAGTTACGTCCGGTTTTTGACACAAAATCCGTAGTTAAAACTCTATCGGTTGAATCGTAGCCGTTTCTGGCTAACTCTTCTTCACTTACAAAACGCGCGCGACCGTTGGCAGTAAC